AATAGAAATGTTTTTATGTATTCTCATGATAATATAATATTGAAAAAGACTTTCTGTAATGAAAGTGCTAATTTACAATATTTTATTGTTAAAAGGAATACTGAATTGCTGTGAAAAATAAGTTTCGAATATTGTACTATTCTATATGATGGAAAAAGTATTTAATGTGCTTTTTCAATGCAGGGATTTTCAAACTGAGCTGATGTTTTTTTACGTTGACCCCTGATGTTGCGTTGATCCGGAATCAACGCACTCAGAACACAGTAAAAAAAGAAAAACGACAAACGATTTTGCTCGTTTGTCGTTTTCTGTCGGAATGAGGCGACTCGATTACGGCCTAACTTCTGTTGTAAATCTCTGATATTCAGTTACATCTTACGTCATATTATAGCTGTTTTTTAATGATTTTGTCCCAATTCTGTCCCGGTACATTACCTAAATAAAGTGCTATGTAATAGCACTTTATAGACAATATTTAACTGAATTATTGAATCAATTTTGCTTTTAGTTGAGAGTTCTCAATGATTAAAGATTGGTTTTTATGCATCTCTTCGAGTAATGATTCTCTGAGCTTTCTGTTCTCATCCCTCAAGTCTTTATTATCTTTTCGAATCTCTTCATACATCTCTTTATAATTATTGTTAATATAGTATGCAGAGTGATTATCGGCAGCAATAGCTTGCTCAGGTTCTATAAACATCTCGCCTTTTCCTGTCACTAACCAGATAACATTTACTTGCGGGTATGCGTTTAAAATATTATTCACTACATCTGTGCCTATGCTATCACCGATTGTTTTATTATAGGAATCAGACTTTCCAATCGACCTGCAGAAAGCCCTACCGCCTATTCCTACCTCTTTTATTAGCTGCTCGATTCTATCTTTTATCATAAAAATGAGTATAGAGGATAAAATTTTAAACGATTTATTTGTTAGTGTTTAAAATATTACCCATATTTGCAAAGTAATTAACTGATATTGTAACAAAGATAACAAATTTGATTAAAGATGGCAATACCACATTTTCGCTATTCGTTCGCTAAAGGCTTTGAAAAATTGACTTTAGAAGATGCTAAAAAGGTTAAGGCAGAATTATATGATCTATTAGGATGTACTGCCGAATCAGATTTTAGTAGAAAAAAGAATGCATTTCGTGATGTTCCACAACACATCTACGAGAGTGTTACTTCCGTATTTCAAAAATATGAGGTACAGGAAAAGGATGTTTGGACCATTTCTAAAATTTAGCCGAATGAATCTAAATGTCAAGTTAGGCAAATGCCAAGAAGAAGTCGCTGAATTCATCGGGTTCGGCTATTCGATTAAAGAAACGGCTGATCTGCTTCAGAAGCCGGAGAATACGATCAAGAGCACTCTGAAAGCAGTGTACGAAAAGGTAGGTATTCAAAAAGCAACCGAACTTTCTAAGTTCGTATTCTGTCGGCGGTTCAACATCCCATTGGCGATGTGTGAACCGGCAAGGCAGATTGTTGCTGTATTATTTCTTGGCCTGTATATTTTTTCGATGTCTGCTGACTGCAATGATGACGTTTACTCACGTAGAGCAAGGAGAGCTAGAACTGAAAGAGCAACAAGACGAATAATAGAATGATATGGTTAAAAAGGCTAATTGGACTCCATCTGAGGATGAAAAGCTCCGGGATGAGCTTGAGAAAAAAACACCTCTCAAAGACATAGCGGCTATGCTATCTAAAACAGAAGATGCCGTATATCTATATTGTTATCGGCATAACATACCTCTTCGCCCGCGTCTTAAAAATCCAATGATGCGGAATCTCCTTGAGATTAAATTCGGTAGACCTGAATTGTTCAAACCGGATCGGGGGTTCTTTATACGTGTTGGTATCAATCAAAAGAGGTGGGCAGAATTAGCTTGGGGGTATGTACAGCCATCGCAGGATGAAATGATGCGAGTCGCTAAAGAACTTAATTACACGGTAGAAGAAACATTCAAGCTGATGGATTCCCGACAGCTTGACTTATTCGAAATATTATGAATCAGATTCCACAAGAAATAATAGATAAAATACTCGATGAAGTTAGTATCGTCTCTGAAATCTCAGAAGATATTACACTTCAAAAAAAAGGTGTGAATTATCTCGGTCTATGCCCATTTCATAGCGAGAAAACGCCATCATTTACGGTTTCACCGGCAAAAGGAATCTGTAAATGCTTTAGTTGCGGCAAGGGTGGCAACGTGATCTGGTATCGAATGCAGCATGATAACCTGTCCTATCCTGAAGCAATCCGGGAGCTTGGACGTAAACACAATATCGAGGTACCCGCAATTGAACTCTCTCCGGAGCAACAGCAGCGACAGGATGAGCGAGCTTCTGCCATGATCGCAATAACTGAAGCATACAACCTGTTCAGAGATAATTTAAATTCGTCACCGGAGGGGAAAGCCTATTTATCTTCCCGTAAAATTTCTCAAGAGATCATAGACCTATATGGTGTCGGCTTCGCTTTTGATTTCGACGGATTAAGCCGCGCCATGACCTCAAAGGGATTTAATAAAGAACACCTTATCGCTGCTGGTGTCTCATATTGGCATGAAGAGAAAAACCGGCTGAAAGACGTGTTTTGGCAGCGTGTTCTTTTCCCATATTTCAATAAGACCGGCCAAGTCGTAGGTTTTACTGGTCGAGCGATTAATGATCAGGCTGCTAAGTATAAAAATACAGCCGAGACAATCCTTTTCACAAAAGGAAAAAATATTTTCGGGCTATATCAGGCCCGAACAGCGATTCAAAAAGCGGATAAGGTATATATTGTCGAGGGACAATTTGATGTATTATCAATGGCACAGGTTGGAATCCGTAATGTGATTGGTGGCTCTGGTACGGCTTTCACTTCGGACCAACGTAAGCTGTTACATGGTATAACAAACAATGTTGTTTTCATATACGATGGCGATGCTGCCGGGATTGCTGCTGCTGAAAAGAATCTTCAGGCGTTTGTGTCTGATGAATTTAGAGTTCGTTGCATCGCCCTACCTCAAGGCAAAGACCCTGACGATATGGCGAAAATCAAAGGGGATGATCTCGCTCAGTGGCTCAATAAGGCTGAAATGAACTATGTTGATTTCATGTCTAAGATATTGTTTTCAAAAGATGATGATGAGTTTCAGCGACTTGACAAAACCAAGCAGATACTTTCGATTATACTCAAAGAAAAAGAGACGATCATTCGCGACTCTTTCTTAGGTTCTTTAGCGATAAATTCCGGATATGACTTAGATAAGCTTCATGATCTTACAGATCAAACACATTTGCCCGAAGAACCGGCACGATTTGAACCGGGATTCATAGGAGCTGAATTCGCTCAAGAATTTATTGACCCGGAAGATAAAGAGATTCATTTAGTGAATGACTTTTCCCGCTTCCAGACATTAATCGGAGAAAAAGAACCTTATCTGTTTTACTCCGGTGTTCCCAGTATCAGCGACATTCAGGAATTGTCGCAGTTGGCCGAAAGGGTAGTAGTTCATTCTCCGGATATGGACTGTAATTATCGCAAGGAAAATTCGGATTGCCTGATGATGAAAGAACTCTATAAATTCGGTCTCACTGTTGATGTCTCCGCAAACGAGCGAATAAAAGGGTTCATCTATTACTATGTCGAATACTATGGAGAACTGATTTGCGAAGAATCTCCGACTCCGGAAGTGCAGAATGAATATATAACTCGTTGTGCAGAAATGATTTCTTATGCTAAGCAGGCGATTCAGACCGTTAACCTCCCAGCATGGGCGGAACTTCTTGGACTGAAACTCAGTTCAATGAAAGAGCTTGTTAAACCGTTCGCTAACGAACGAAAAAGCAAACAGAAGATGGATCGCGAGCGCACTGACGTATATAACGACTTAATGAGCGTTGATACAGACCGTCTGCCGGATTATGTCGAAGAGTCTGAGGAATATTCCCGGATGTTGCGACGATATGGTTTTTATCCACTCCTGAATAAAGAGGGGATGCCGGTATCTTATATGTTCAAGGTTGATCACAATAGCTATCGCCGTGTCGCTGATTTTTATATTGATCCCCTTTTTCATGTATACAGCAAGAATAAAGAAGAGAACCGCCGTGTGATCCGGATCAACCGATTATACATCAACAAACCAACATACGTTGAGTGGCCATCTTCCGTGTTTGTCAAGCTGACTACTTTGCAGGAGATGCTTATTAATGAGGGAGCGTACAACTTCGAGGGCGGAGATGCCAAGGACTATGCAAAAATATGGAATTGCATCTCATATAAATTCCCGAAATGTACCGAAATAAAAGTTTATGGCCAACAGGATGAAAATTGCTTTGTCTTTGCAAATGGCATCTTTCATCAGGTTGACGGTGAATGGAAGTTTGAGTACACCGATGAACTCGGTCTGATGAGACATGAGGATGAAATATTTTATTCACCTGCATTCAGCAAGGTTAATGCAGGAGTCCGTAAGGATAACGACAAATACGAGCAGGATCGGTGGCTTGTATATACGGATACCCCAGAGAGTAAGCGTATCACTTTCGAAAAGTGGGCTGCATTGATGGATGAAGTTTATAAAATCAATGATAACGGCAAATGGGCTACTTTATACGCTATCATGTGTGCGTTCCGTAGCGATATCCACCCTATCAACCGACATTTCACCGCGATATTTTTGATTGGACCAACCATGTCCGGTAAAACGCAGTTAGCAGTTAGTATGCGCAGCCTTTTCATTAAGCCTGAAGCACCTGCATTTAACCTCACTTCAGGTACAGATGCCGCATTCTTTTCCATCTTAGAGCGTTTCCGTGACGTTCCTCAGATTTTTGAAGAATACAACGATGATATGATTTCAGATGTAAAATTTCAAGGTCTGAAACAAACCTGCTATGATGGTGAGGGTAAACAGAAGCGTAAGGCAGCGACCAGTAATGATATCGAGATTTCAAAAGTGAATGCTCCGGCCATCATTCTCGGTCAAGAAGCTCCTCAAGCAGATGATAACGCCTTATCGAACCGTGTAGTATTATGTGAGGTTCCTAAAAACGATTCAATCAACGAAGATCATGCTCAGCGCATCTTTCAAGAACTGAAAGATGCAGAAAGAGCCGGCTTATCGCATCTGTTACTTGAGATTTTGCGCCTACGTCCGATTATGCGTAGTAAATTCGCTGAATTACAGAAGCAATGCAGCAAAGAGTTGCAGAACAAAGTCGAAGCTGCCGGAAGTCGTAGCGGTGACCAGACGCGTGTGATCAACACCGTATCGATGTTCCTTGCAACCTGCAAACTGCTGACTTTATACGCTCCGGAGCTAAAGCTTCCGTTCACCTACGAAGAGTTTGCAAAATTGGCAGTAGACAAGATTCGCAAACAGGTGGATATGCTTGTTAAGACCGATAAACTCGCTATGTTCTTCAATACGATTGATTACCTGATTGACAAAGGTGCAATCAAATGTGGACGTGACTTCAAGATCGAGCGCCCAGGACGACTCAAGCTCAAGGGTGGTATTGAAAAAATCATGCAGCCGGCTGATACCGCAGTTCTTTATATGAATTTGTCAAACGTGCATAAAATGTACGTCGCGGCTATGTCTAATGGCGATAAACCTTTGTCCCTGACAACGCTTGAGGTCAATTTGAATTCGCACCCAGCATACATTGGTCAAGTATCAAACACCCGCTTTAAGTGGATGGAAGTGAAAGAAATACCGGTAGGCGGTACCACTGTAAATCCGTCAACTGGAGAGAAAACCAACAATATGACTATGACACGCGTCATGGATCAAAAAGAGAAGCAGACTTCAGCGGTAGTGCTCAACTACGATATCCTATCAAAAATGATGGGTATTGACTTTGAACGCAGTGAACGACCTGAACAGCCAACTGACCCCACACAACAGGATTTACCATTTTAAAATATAGGAGAAACAAATTATGATTAAGACTTTTGAAGCACATAGTGCAGTTTTTGAGAATTTCAAATCAATCATTCAGGAAGAGCAGCTTCCTGTAAGTGTCACTGAAAGCGAGACGCATACCGACTTCAATGGAGACAAACAAGTCTCATTTTGTGCCGAGTTTGAACCTTTACACGAAAAAAGGGTGTCTGAAGCTTTGAATAAAGCTGTAAGAATCGCTATTGATTTAATATGTGAGGACTAAGTATATACAATGTAATATAAATCATATATGAATATAAAGTACAAGGATATACATACTATATCATACGCTCTGTGTTATGCTGATGCAATGTTAGACGTTAAGATAGAAGAACTTGAACAAAAGGGATTCAACAATGTAACAGTCGGCTATAAATCAAAAAAAGAAGAGCTGAAAAGGGCGATGGAATCGCTTCAAAAGATAAGGAAAGAACTGCATCTAAAAGATGATTATGCCTATAATGAAGCGTTCGGAAAGTAGTGTTTTAATGAATAACAAAATATAGATATGAATAAGAAAGAAGTAATTAAAATGGCAGAGAAATATTCAGGTAGGACTATTTCACAAGTAGATTACATGGCAGGTTTTCAAGCCGCTTGCAACATTGTAAGAGAAAAACTTAATACTTGCTATAACGAAGATTTTTGCGATGCGATGGAAGAACTTGCGCAGGTTGCATATATGGATTTATCTGACGATGATTAACTCTTAACAAATTAGATATGAGTAAAATAACAGTTAATAACTCGGAATCTTATTGGGAACAAAACGCTAACTATCCTAATGACTATGACTTAATAAAGATAGAGTATATAATGGGCAAAAGCATGATGTTTGATAAATGGGAGACAAGAATCTATGGATGGGTACATGAAGTGATAATTGGTGAAAATAAAGGTAAAATTGAAGCTGGTTATCCTACTCCGTACGATGAGGAAATAGGTTCAGATGCTATATCTTTAGGCTACTTTGATAATATTCAGGATGCAATGAAAGCTGTATTAGAAAGTAATCATCCTGATTATAGTGGATATTATATTTAACGTATTACAAAAATAGAAATGAATAAACAACGTCGTAAAAAAGTAGAAGGTGTATTCGATCAACTTCAAGCTATGATTATGGAACTGGAAGAAATTCGGGATGAAGAACAAAATGCTTTTGATAATCTTCCTGAAGGAATACAAGAATCAGAAAGAGGTGAGCAGATGGAGGAATATATATCACAAATGGAGAGTGCCATTGATGATATGGAGAATGCTAAGAGTAGTCTTGAAGAAGTTTTTAATTCATAATGAAATAAATATGAGAAAAAAGAAGCCAACAGACGACCGTATGCAGTTTTTAATGCGGTACAGAATCGACCATAAGGGGGGTGTCTCTTTTTTTGATCCCTGCTGCGATGAGATACCAACTGAATTGTTCGGAGAGATAATGAAAGCATTCTCCCATATTCAAAAAAAGTGGAATAGCGCAATTGCTGGTGATGAGTTATCTGTTTTTTTTGAGACTATGAACAGAATTATCATATCTGGTGAGGTTGCAATTGAAAAATATTATTCTGTTGAGTTAAAGAGTAGTATAAAAACTTTACTTCGTGATAGCCATGATATAAAACCTATCTTCTTTACACCTGCAAAGAATGTTTTATTTCTCCGTCTATGTCCTCTTTATTACCGATTGTTTAAGATAGGATGTGTACAAAACATTTCGATAAGTAAGATAGAATTCTTACTACGTAAGCATCCATCTTTTATTGGTTATGTAGTGGCTAAACGCTTTATGTATAATGAGTCTCAAGGAGATAAAACAGTATGTTCGAGCTGTATGGCACTCGATTATGATTTGTTTTCAGCAGCATTCAATGTAAAATAAATCAAAAATGAATAAAGGAGAACAATTAGGTATATTGCTTGATGAAGCAGATATACTTCATAGACAGATGAATCAGATTTTTTTGAAACAAGGTTTGACCACACCCGATTTGTCCTTACTGTCAACAAGTGACAGAGCGGAGTGGAATAGACTTTATGAGCAGTCTAAAGAAATCTCAGACAAAATCTGTAAACTAATTAACGGAAAACTCACTCAATGATGTATTAAACAATAATATTATTCTTTGAATTATGCGTATAGGTCAAAAAGTTCGTCTTTTAAAAGACAATTCAATCGTAGCTATCACGGATAGCACATTCTTTAAATTGGATGGGCAAAAGCACATCCGGTACCAAGTTAAAACGCGAAGTAATAACCGGTGTTGGTATCCTGCTGAGGAACTGGCACCGGTGACAGAACAGGTAAAGATTACAATGAGTTCTGAAGATGGCAAAGAGTTACTTGCAAAGCTTGAGTTCAATCATGATAAGCAAGAACTGAATATCAAGCTGACGGGTAATCCTGTCAATCTCAAGGATCATAGCGGGCTGCACGTTCGTTTCATGTCAATCCTGATCAATGGGATTACTGATGGTAATAAGATTGTGAGCAAAAAAGTTCAATCTAAACCACAGTAACCATGAATAAATATCAATTATATACTACGGCCACTTGGGAAGCTGCTAAACCCGCAGGTGTATCCTATTCCCGTTTCTTCTATACGAAGAATTCCGGAGAGGTACGCAAGGTCTATGGCACTGTCACTGTGATGAAACACATCGTGACAAATGGAGTTCGTAAACTGGTACGTTGTGCCAGAAAAGCAAAGTGGGACGGCTACGGTCATTGCTCGATCGGTACTCATAACTATCGTAAGCGCCGTTACGATATCCCATTAAAAGATGTATCATTAAATCAACCAGTAGACAATCAATAACCATGTTAATTATGACATTCTTAAAAGTATTCCTGATTGTGATGATCAGTGGGTTCCTGTTCGGTTACAGTTTCCGTACAGGGAAGCGTACCTGGAACAGGATGCGTGCATACAAAGGTCCGATACAAAGACAGCCGGATGGAGAGTATTATTATACGGTCGTCGGGCCATTGGTCGCCATGCGCGCCCGGAAGTATCCTGATAACAGGACATTCTTCGACGACCGCAACTTTGATACCGGGAATTACTTTCCGGATCGAGCGACAGCAGAAGAGCGAATCCGGAAGATTCAGTTGTTCTGCCTTGAAGAATCGACATCGATCACGAAATGACAAGCAAGTCATTCTTTCTGAAACACCACTGGTTGTCCGGTGGTGTTTCTTTGTTTTATAGATCAATCCCCCGAATACCCCCTGCATAAAGAATCCGAGTATAGAAGAGAGTTTTGAAAAAAGTGAGCCAAAACACCGACCAACAGACCAACAGACCAACAGACGCGAATATTTTTCAATACTTATATTACTTAAAATACTAATATATAGAGTAATATAATATATATATGCTTGTTGGTTGTTGTTGGTTGATGTTATCATCATGTTGGTTTTTGTTGGTTTTACATTTTCCTACTTTTTATTCATTATCAAGCCGTTAATTCCTAAAACCAACAAAACAGCCGTTTGTTGGTCCTGTTGGTCGCTGGATTATAGCCTTATTGTTTGCTTATGTCATTGATAATGTGTAACTTCACTACTTCTGTTGGTCTGTTGGTCGGTTGGACGCCCAAAAGACACACTTGATACGTAGATTTTTCAAAAGATGAAGAAAAAGGATAGATTTGTATGTTGGATATGGGTTGCTCCTTTCGTGAAGCAATACCTGCTTACTAATTTTAGAGTGTATGACCCGGAATGGCCGGAACTGGTGAACATCTCTCAAGATAAATCTCTGGATGTGCTATTTCGTTCCCGGTTAGTCAAGCCGTCTAACCGGTATGACAAACGGATATCCCAGAATGGGAACTATAAATACCGGAATTGCAAAATAGCGCTTGAGATAACCAAATCGGATTTTTATCATTACGGTTGGTCACTGTCACCAACCGATGAAGCGACCTTGGCAAACGCAATGGAGGTGCGATGTCGCACGATCCTGCTTACATACTTGTCGGTTGCTTATATGGTGAAGCCTAATTTGAGCGTTTGCATCCAGCAGTTCTATGATACTTTTCATTTCGATGAATCGACATGGCCATCCGATTCTATTCGTCGAATATGGAACCGGGATACTACGATTGATAAGAATGCTTTAAAATCTGAACTTGAAGAGAAAATAAATAAAATAGTTGTTGTGCAGTTGTTCAAAAATGGGACAATTTCACAGTCAGGCAAAGAAATATATGAAAACAATTCAATTTGACTTCGACAATGTGGGGGGAATTACCCGCGTATATGCAATACCGGTTACCTCCTTTCTTCGTTTACGAAAGGACTATATCAACGAGAAACAATATCTCGAAGTGAGACGAAGAACGGATATCGTTGCTATCCCTGTCTATGCTGATAGCTCGTTTTCTTTTAATGAGACTCAGAGTCAGGAAGAGGGCGGGGACCTCTGGACGGTTGAGATCACCGGTCTTATACCTAAACGTTCCAGACTCAATGAGATTACAGTTCGCATTCTTGAGCGTGGCGAATGGTTGGTTCTCCTGCAAGATTGTAATGGTGACATCGTTCTTGCCGGCACGACCGAAATGCCGCTACGTTTTTCATCTACCAGAACAACGGGTACAGAAACAGAAATAAATGGCAATCGATTTACCTTTGCAGGGGTAGAACCGGACCCATCTGTTATCGTTGACAATGTTGATATTTCAAAGCTATAAATTGCCTGTTTTTATAGCTTTTGCCGTGCTAAGTGTCCTTAGCACGGCTTTTTTTTGCACCTACTTTCGCACTACAATTTAAAATGTAGTGTATGGATGAATCTGTTTTAGAAGTAAATGGCATGATCGACCATTACGGATGGCAGCGTACTAATATCAAATGGCACTTGAATAAGAATAAAGGCAAAAAAGTGCGTTGCAAGATCAATTCATGGGGCGGTTCGGTAAACGAAGCAATCGCAATTTCTAAGCTCTTCGAGGAGCATGGCAATGTAACCGTTGAATTTATCGGCTTCTGTGCATCCGCCGTAACGTGGATGGCATTTGGTGCTGCATCAAGAGAGATACATGAGGACAGTTTGTGGCTATGTCACAAATCATCTATTCCCGTTGAAATCTATGGTAGCATGAACTCCGATCAGATTGAATCTACAATCAAGCAGCTACAAAATGAGAAGAAGTCTCAAGATGCTATCGACTTGATTATTGCTAAAAAGTATGCTGATAAATGCGCAGACAAAGGCAAATCCATCAAGGATGTATTTGACCTGATGAAAGAAGAGCGCTGGATACCGGCTGACGAATGTCTGAGCTGGGGTTTTGTCGATCATATCATTCCTGGCATTAACAAAGTGAGCAACGACTTCCGGAACCTGATGATTGAGAATTGCGCTGCATTAAAGTTACCTGTTCCATCTTTCCCGGACTCAGAACCTCAAAATGACGGAACAGGCGACTCGTATCTTAAAAAGATTCTGGATGGAATCAATGCCCTGATTCCTACTAAGAAGAAAGAAGATACTCCTGAGACTGACCAAGCGAATATTAACTCTAATAAAAATCAGACAATGAACAAAAAATTTGCTGTTGTCAATACCCTCTTAGCTGTTGAGGGATTGACTGAAAATGATGGTAAGATTGAACTCACCATCGAGCAGTTGCAAAAAATCAATGATGCCGTAGAGCAGGGCAATTCAAGTAAACAAACGGTAGAAGATGCCGTTGCTGCTCTGGACTCTCTTTCGCCGAATGTCAAGGCAATCGACGGACTGACAAACAAGATTCATGCAGTGAAAGCACTCGTGAACATGATTCCGACCGGTACACCGGCAGGAAATTCTATTCCTAAAGAGAAACCGGAAGATAAAGACTATTCCGATAGCAAAGTCGATCCGGTAAACAACTTCTTTGCTGAAGATGAAGATTAACCCTTTAATTTTTTATTAATATGGATTTAACAACCCCTATTGACATTCAGGCCGTCATTGGTGCGGTCAAAAAACACAAGGATCTGCTTGTTACGCTTGATGCTGAAGAAGCAGGCGATATCCTTAAACACTTTACTCCGATTCCGGGTATCAAAGACTCGATCACGCTCGGACGGACAACCCTCGGAAAAATCTCTCACAAGTACACTGGTCACTTTGTAGGTCAGGTATCAAACGGAGCGATTATTCCGCGTACTTTAAAAGTATATCCCTGTGTGATGGAGATGGATGATGAACCCGAACGTTACCGTAGAACCTATATCACTGAGGTGAAAGGTGGATTGTACCCCAAAGAACATCCGTTCGAAATTTGGCTCAACAACTACGGCATCAAATGCGCTTCTAAAGAACTGCATGATATCATCCTGATTGCCAAGTACGATGCTGATGCTAAAAAAACAGAATTGGCAACTTCCTTTGATGGACCTCTTACCATTCTTGAGCAAGAGAAAACTGCCGGCAACATTTCCGTAGAGAAAGGCAATATGTATGCGACAGGTGCATTCTCACGTGCTGATATCGGTGCGAAGCTCTTGGCAATGTATCGCTCAAGAGTCAACACTTTCCGCAAGAAGAAAGCGAAGCTGTTCATCTCGCCGGATTTGGGTGATATGTACGACGACTGGTTGGAGGATCAGGGGGTACTTGTTATTGATGGTAATGGCAAACTTTCCGAAACAACCGATCAGCAATTCTTGCGTGGCACGAATAAAAAGGTTGAGATTGTGCGTCTGACCGGTATGCCTGATGGTTCTCAATTCGTCCTGTTGACTACAAAAGAGAACTGTTGCTACGGTTACGATAAAGAAGAGGACTTCCGTCGTCTGATCCCGTTCACTTCCGGCAACCCTTATCATTATACTGCTGCCGGCAAGTATGTTCTCGGTTTCCAGTTTGTCACTATTGACAAATCTGAATTATGTGTGAATGATCAACCTGTTACACCTGTTGACTCAGAGTAACAGATTGGTATAACTTTAAAATAGACCATTATGGTAAAAAAATGTATTGAATTAGCTGACATAGACGAGATTGTATCTTGCGCAGACCTTGATAATTTAGCCGGTGTTGTTCAGAGCCTTGTCTATGGATACTGGGAGGATGTTGCATCATGGCCCGATCTACCGGCACCATCCGGTGAAGCTGCTGCAATGTCATTCGCTGAAGCCGGCGCATGGGATGGTGATCTGGTTATGAAAGCCGGTTGCCGAGCATATCAGTTAGTATTTACTGACGAGTCCGGAGAACTGACTATCACCGATCAGGGTGAGACCGGTGGAGAATCCTGCAAATATGAACTCGCTATCACAAGAGCGAAAATGTCTCAGGTGATCTTTGGGTTTGAGAACGCCACACGCGGTCGCCGGCTGTTCCTTATCGTTACCGATAAGAATGGCAACCGCTACCTGATGGGTGATAAACTGAATGCAGCGAAGAAAATTGCTGCTGACGCAAGCACCACGGGTAAATCGGGTACTGAGCTGAACAAAACGCCACTGAAGTTCAGCTATTCCTGTCCGCGTAAGCTGATGTACACGGGCGATGTCGAAAAGATATTGGTAGTGGCTGAGTAATCATTCTGTTGTTTTATTCTTCTGTTTGAGGGAGTCTGCTGCGTGATGCAACGGACTCCCTTTGTTGTGTCCGATATCCGCACCATTTATCGCACTATTTTTGTATAGTTTAAAATTCAAAGTTATGTCTAATAGATTTATCCAATTTCGTCAAAAAGCCATTGACTGGCTTAATTCAGATCGGGACTTTAATGCCGGCATCACATTGCTTGAGGAATCGAAGTTCAAACCCGGTGTTGTAGCTAAGTTGAAGCGGCACGGTGTGAACGGTCCTGAAGCAACCAAACGTTTGAAGTTCCTGATTAGCGAATTGATCAAAGCCTGGGCGATGACAGATCAGGAGATTGTTGAAGATGCACCGGCGCTTGAGATTGAGACACAGCCGGAACACACGGATCAGAACTCGCTCTCTTTAGTTGATGCATATCAGGTGCTTGAGAGTGGCGAACATCAGTATCCGGACACGGTATCTCAATTGATATGTCGTTATGCAGATGCATATAAGCAACGTGATATCCTGCATAAAAAAATGGCTGATATGCCGGAGGACAACGAAGAAACAACTGTTGCAGCTCGCAAAGAACTGTCTGATCAGATCGCGGCGCTTTCTGACGAGATGGAGTTCCTATATCCGAAATATGCAGCTTATTCCGAAAAAGGGGTTATCCCATCCGAAGAGGATTTAATCCTACCCTCTTCAGATGAATCAAAAGATACATCAAAAGATGCTGCTGAACAGGATTATTCGAAAATGTCAAAAGAAGAATTGCAGAAGTTACGCAAGTCTGTAGCTACCAAGATCGGACGCGCTAAGAATATGCTCGAATTTCAGCAGGAGAGCAAAGCAGATGCACCGAATCCGATGCCTGAATGCCCGAAACGGGTTAAATACCAAACCAAAATCGACAATCTTTCTGAAGAACTCAAGAAGATTGAATATGCCATTGCTGCTTTAGGTTGATGCTTGTAGAATGTAGTGAGATAAAGACCGATGACAAAGCGGCTGATCCGATCAGAGGGGTCAGCCGCTTAGACGTGAGTCAGAAATGCAGTAATGACGTTTTGACTGAAGTATTGCTGAAACCGTCCGGACTGGGACCAGTTGAGATTGGTCGCAACAAGCACTTTTATTCTAAAGGTGCTTTCAACCTTATCCAGTTGGTACTTTACCTGCTCAAGCAAACCGGACCGGCACACGTATTTATCTCAAGCTATTCCATTTCCGAAGAGAGTTTGGCAACACTTCTTCGCTACAAGGAAAGGGGTGATATTCTGTCAATCCGGTTCTTGATTGACAATCGTGTCAGAACCATTTCTCCAAAACCTTTCGATTATTTGGTAACTGCATTCCCGGATTGCTACCGGTGTTGTGCCTTGCACGCAAAAGTAGCGTTGATCTGGAATAATGAATATAACTTATCCGTTGTAGGTAGTCAGAACGCTACTCATAACCCTAAATTGGAGCGTGGCATCATACATACTGAAGAGACGGTTTTTCAATTCGATCTTAAAACATTAACTGATGAATTTAACAACGGAACAACTTAAAAGCATTGAAGATTTAGCGTACCGGCTGATTGCTCCGGAACTCGTTGCTATCAATATTGATGTGGATGAGCTTGATTTCATTCATGAAGTCCGCACTCCGGGTACCGATGCGAGAATTGCCTATTACAAGGGTTATCTAAAACAGACAATCGAGACCAGAGAAGCTATCATCAAAACCGCGCAAAATGGTAGTAATCCTGCTCAATCCGAAATCTTGAAATTCTTAACGGACATTCAAAACCACCTTAAATATGAATAAAAAGGGTATTCCGTCATTAGCAGAGCAGCGCTATGAATTAATTCAAGCCCATATTATTGATCCGGAGAACTCACCTCTTCCGGAAGAGCTTCGCGAACAGTTTAATCGTGTGCTTCAGGTAGCACGTCTGTTAGATGATTACCCCAATGACAGCCACATAATCAATATCATGTTGGCAAAGTATCGGATTAGCACTACGCAGGTTCGTAAAGACTTGCATCTGGCGCGCGAATTGTTTAAGACGAATCACACGTTCGATTGGGACTTTTGGCACGCATGGCAAATCAAGGATCAGCTTGAATTGATTCGTGAGTGCAAGATAAAGGGCGATCTCAAGAACTGGAACAATGCCAAAAAAACATTGGCTGTTCTGATTGGTGAGAAACCGGCGGCTATTGATGATCCGAAACGCATGGAGAAGAATGTATTCTACATTCAGGTCAACAACGGTGCTGGTGAGAAAATGAATATCAGTCTCGATTCGTTGCGTGGCTTGTCTCAGCAGGACCGTCAGTCAGTCATTGATGCCTTTTATCAGCCGGTTGATGACACACAGGTAGAAGAAATAATGAACTCATAAATTTATTGTAATATGAACAGACTCACTAATAAACGTTTAGTCAAATTCCTAATGGATTATCGCGGTATTGACATGATTAGTATCACTGATAAGAACATTGTAGTTCAGGTGTCGAAGAAATTCACGCCGGCTCAGGCAGAAGAACTTTGCCGCAAAGTCGGTCATACTGACGATTCTAAAGCCGCCACTGGCTCAGGTAATAACTACATTATATTCCCTCGTTTCTGATGGAGTCGAACGTTTGGGAAGAAGAGATTGTCGTTAACCCGGCACAGCTTGCCTTTTGGCTACAGCCGGCTAAAAACAAATATGCGATTTACAGTCGTGGTACCGGTAAATCCTTTATCTGCGGGGCAGAAGTAGACGAAAATGTTCGTCTCATGCCCCGTGGCGTGACGACATTGGCACAAGCGACTTATGGTCAGGCTTTAACCAAAACTCTTCCGTCAACGTTCAAGATGCTTGAGATGCTTGGATATAAGCGATATGACACCAAGCTCAAGACCGGTGATTATATTGTCTGCCGGCAACCGCCGGAGGGTTGGTATAGACCTCATGAGCATATCATGAGCTTCGAGCATTGCATTACGTTCAGCAATGGTCATTGCTTGTATATCTTGACGCAGGATGGCAATTCGCGCGGACCGAATGCCGATTACAATATTACCGATGAAGCGTTAACGCTTGACAAGGAACAGTTCGATCAAGAAGTTGCCCCGACCAATCGTGGCAATGAGCATATCTTTGGCAAAAAATCGGCTAATCCTTTGCTTAAACATCATGGCAATACGTTCTTATCCTCAATGCCTTACACGCCTGAACAGAAATGGTTACTTGAACCGGCTCAGTATTACGAAGATGAGCGGGAAATCCATCTGTTTGACGTTTGGAACAAAATTGTGAAGCTGCAAATGCAACTTATCGATGCCAAGATTGCGAATGATGCCGGACTGTTTAAGGAGATTTGGAATGAAACTGTCCGCCTACGCCGGACTATCACCCCGTTTGTCAGTAAAGACGGTACTCTGTTTATCCTTGCTTCCATTTTTGATAATATCGCAAATGTTGGCATGAGCTACATTATCAACCAGTACAACATCATGGATAAGCTCACATTCATGATAGAGATACTAAATTACATGGTTGATAAGATTGATCACTGTTATTACAATCTCGATGACCGACATCGATACTACCATGCTACCAATGATTCTTTTATCCGGGATTTCGCTGAGAACACCGAATTCGACTGGAAACAATTAGCTGCTACTGATAGCCGCATGGATGCGGATTGCAACCCGAACCAACCGCTTGAGGTCGTTTGTGACTGGGGATCGTCCGCGTCCTTTATGGAGGTAGCACAACCCTCACATTTCGACTGGAGCACGAAGATGTTACATCCGAACCGTATCGTAGATAATACAATCAATGAGTTCTTTGTCAAGCGTGCCGAAGAAGATGATACGGAGATTAATGCTCTGATGGATAAGTTCTGCAATTACTATCGCTTCCACTCGTGTCGTAGGGTCGAGTTTTATCGTGACAGATATGGTGATGCCCATCGTGCCAATAGCAAAAAGACCTACAATGAGATTGCCATTGCTCGACTCGAGAAGAATGGTTGGACCGTCAATCAACACACTCATAGAGGGATTGAACCACCGCAACATGACAAGTACCTGTTATGGTCGTACATCTGTGCGGAGACCGATGAGCGCTATCCTCTCAAGCGGTTCAATGCAACCAAATGCAAATACATACTCATCTCAATGAACAATACTCGTGTGCGCACGAATACACAAGGCAAGTTCGAGAAAGACAAGCGCAGCGAGCGCAATGACTCTGTTCTTCCCGAAGAAGCGACTCACTTCGGTGACTGTGTAGATAAACGTGTGTGGACGAAGTATGGTGACATCTTACTGAATACATATACTTTCGTTGATGCGCGAATCTGATTGACATCGCACTGTTTTCCTCACCGCTGGACCGGCACGTTATGGGCGGGCAGGGGGGTAGGACTGCTTCATATTTCCTTTTTTGGTGCGGAATCGGGCGCGGCGAGGAATAGGGCGCGTTAGGGTCAACTCCGTGACAGTCCGTCAATCCGATGGAGTTGACGGACTTAAACGATTGAATTTCGGAATCTTGCTTTTTTATTAACAATCGTTCACCCTTTTGTTTTCAGCCCGATTTTGCTGCTTCTTCGGTTCTCAGAAGCGAATATCAAAATCGGGCTGAAAACAAAAGGAGAGCGGATTTTAGGTTCTTCTTGCGTACACGCAGATTACCCCTTTCCCGAAAGCGTTCGGAAAAGGGAGAGCGGTAAAGCGTATGCGCTTTGCTTCCGGTTCTTTATCTCCTTTTCGCCATAGGAATTTCGTTCATCACTACAGTTTCGGCTTTTTAAGCAGCGAAGGTAAATTGTTTGCCTGTCTGCTTCAAGTTCGAGCCGTTCCGGTTTCTTTCAAAATCTCCACACCTACGGGTAGTATTTTGCCCGAAAAACTTGCTTCTACCATTCAAACAACCTTCTGATGCAGCATAAAAAGGCGAAACATACCGTAGCGATGAGCGACGGAAAAAAAAAGCTCAAAGGAGAGAACCGGAACAAATTTCAAAAAGGCTCACACCCGACAGCTTCAAAACTCAAGAATAAAATGGAAGCAATCAACAGACAGTTTAGAAAATTCATGTACACCGCATTCGAGTATCTGCCAACACGCTACAAGGCAAATGCGGAACAGTGGAAAGTTAGGGAGTTCATTTGGGCGTTCAAGGACGGCAAAGAATGGGCATATAGAGGGGCTGCTAATATCGTGGCAATACAGATTAAGAAGCGATTTGGTGACAGGGCTAAAAACATGGTGTTTGCCTGTGTTCCTGCATCCAGCGGGCATAAAAATGAGATTCGCTATAAGCGTTTTTCAGAACTTGTTTGTGAAGCAACGGAGATGCAAAACGGGTACGGACACATCACGATTGAAAGTGACCGTATGGCGATACATGAAACGGAAAAAGGAAAGCATTTGCATGAAGTTTCTATTCTGTCTTTTGATAAGGATTTTTTTAAGGGAAAAGAGGTGTTTGTGTTTGATGATGTCATCACAAAGGGGTTTAGCTACGCACGATTTGCCAACCTGATAGAAACCTTTGGTGCAACTGTTTTAGGGGGTATTTTTTTAGCAAGGACAATTAACATTTAAAACATACAAATATGACAAATTTTGAATTAAACAACGATTACAGAACTACAGCGTTCGAAGCTTTAAACATTTTAGGATTAAGTCAAAACGACATTTCCGAAGCAAACGATTTTCATGAGTTATACCAGAACTTGACACCTGCAAAAAAACAATTCGCAATGGCGGTAGTAGAAGTGTATAAGATGTTTTCTTTTAGGGAGAGGAAAGAAAAAGTTTTATCAAGCAATGATATTTATATGATGATGAAACCGTATTTGCAAGATTTATCCAACGAAGAATTTTGGGTTATCATGATGAACCAAGCAAACCATGTTATTAAGAAAGTTCGTATCTCATTTGGCGGTATCGATATGACGGCAGTAGATATACGTCTTGTTTTGAAAGAAGCTTTGCTTTGCAATGCGGTATCGATAGCGGTAGTACATAACCATCCGAGCGGGAATAAGAGACCGAGCGGTGAAGATAATAGATTAACGGAGCGGATAAATGCAGGAGCGAAAACAATGAATATAAGATTAATTGACCACATTGTTTATACCAATTTTGGTTATTACAGTTATGCGGATGAGGGCGTGCTTTAGGGCACGTCTTTTTCTTTTGTGGGCGAAATTTTTGCCACTTAGAGCGGCAAAAATTTTCCGCTGACGCGGAGGATGGCGCAATATATGCGATTGTTTTAAGCGTTCAACGCAGATTTTTCCTACTTTTGTCGGAAAATATTAAATGTCTAATTAAAATAAACACTTATGAAAACGATTTTGGTATGTATTGTACTATGTCTTGCAGTTAGTACAACATTATTTGCTCAAAATGATATTGTATCGCCGCCCAAAGTTCTTAAAGATATGTTTTCAAATCCACAAAAAAGGAAACCGGCAATCGTGAAAGATAAAATTTCGAGCGAGGGAGTTAGATGGATATGGGGTGATTATCGATATAGTTATGTTGGAACATCCACGAAAGAAAAGTCTGTGCGTATAATGGTGCTTGGTTTACAGAAAGATACTACTGAGGTTGTAAGACTTTGTTTTGGCATTCATGCGGCTGATACAAAACTCAAAGTTGAAGCAAATTCACCAGTCTTAATAAAGTTTGGCGACGATACTGTTTATAAAACAATAAGTTTATTTTCTGATGAAGATAATATTGGTGAAACACACGTTCTGACATACAGTACTTTTTCAACGTATGATATTTATGTATATATTGATTTAACGGATGAGTTATTATCTGGATTAAGCAAAGGTTTTAAAAAGATTCGCTTTGAAATCAATAATGACATTTATGATGTTGAACCCAGAAAGGATAATATAAGTAAATTCATCATTGATGAACATAAATTAATTAAGGAAGCTTTCAACACAAAGAGGTCTTTCGATGATGATTTTTAGATTATCCTTTTGTACTTTCAAATATAATTCTCATATTTGCAAAGTCAAACAGTTTATCACTTAATGATACCGGATTGAGCTACGGTTAATGCTCAGATATGATGGGCTTTTTTTATGCCCTAACCAATATTAGATATAAGGCGGTTGCCTTTCCCATTCTTCTTTGGCTCTCCGGAGTTAATTGATGAACTGTTTGACGACACGGGAAATGGCAACCGTTCTTTTTTAGAAATCTGCCTAAAATGTCAAACAGTTCATCAGTATGAAAAAAGAAACTACCGGCACCCAGTATGTGCCCGCCCATCGCTCAACCGATGGCAAACTCAATTCATTCATTAACTACTTCCTTCCGGAAGAGTGCAAAGTTCGCAGTCGTTCAGACTTCTATTATGTGACAGCCCTTGCATTTGCCAGTGCAGGTTTTATTTTCCCGCTCCTGTTTATTGGTGCGATTGCTTGCGTAATCGCAGCAAAGAGAGAACAAAACACCTAATAACATGAGTAATCCTAAAATCATTCTAAGCGATAAACTCCAAGAGACTATCGCTTTCAATCAAGATGAGAATTGTGGAGTGGCTAAAGATAAGGTTCTCTTTATAGACAATTTGATGAGTACGATCATTAATGGGCATCCCATCTATGAGACGACGGAACATGGGAAAATGAAGCTTTTGCAGCAACTCCTTATGATCAAAGAAGATTATCAATCCTTTATAGTAGAATAATTATGGCAAAAAATATAGATAACGAGCAGGAGAATTCTGCTCAAGATGCTTTCAGAACATTTGTTCAAAGCAAATACAACGCATTCGGACCAAGCTCTAACATGATATTTCGCACCTCAAGGGAGCTGATCTATGACTGTCGCGAGATGTGTGAGCCATCACTGCCTGATGTGGCGAAAGTGATGGACGAGTTAAAGTTCAAGTCCGACCTGTTTTGCGGGCAATATACTTGGGTTCTTTACGAAAAAGAAAAGCTAAGGTTTTAAAGATATTAGTTAGATAAACATTTTTTTTACATTTTAGAGGTGTCCGGCTGTGAAGTTAGGCACCTCTTTTTTGTGTCCTATTATCATCCCTTTCTTGAGCATACATTTGCCATATAAATGGTTAATGCAATGAGTTATATTGAGCGTTTTTTAGCAACTTATGGCTTTGACGGGATTAAAGATTTCCTGCTTAGCCTGTTCCCATCATTCAAATACGGTACACAGGTTCCGGCATTCTCTTTGAGCGTGACGGTCGCGATTGTGAGTGAGTTTCTTGGAATATCTCCGGTACTTGTTGTGGTCATGTTTATGGCGGTTATAGTAGAAACGACAACCGGCAGAAAGGCATCTAAGAAGCGGGGTGAGCCTTTTGAGAGCTTCAAGTTTTCCAGATGTGTGATCAAGGTCTTTGTATGGTGTTTCCTCTTCTTTATGTTTCATTCCTTTTCCAAGGATATGCAGATGCATGACAGTTGGATATTCTTGTTAGGGGTTATCTTCTTCGACGTCGTTCATGTTGCCACTATGGTATACTTCTGCGTGGAGTATGGTACCTCTATTTTGGAGAACTTGGCTATGCTTGATGGCAAGCCAAAAGATACGCTTATTGTCGCGATGTCTGATGTGTGGATATCATTGATAAACAGATTCAAAACTCTCAAGAAATGAAGAAGTGGTTTATCATATTCTTATGTATGCTGCTTGCGATGATCCTGTTTCTATCAGGTTATCATACCGGGCAAAAAGCCATCCGATCCGGAGCGGATACGATTCGTTTAAATGATACTGTGTATCTGAAGTCGCCTGCTGTCATTAAGGAGATACCTGTTCCTGTTCCTGCTGATGTTGACACGGCAGCCATTTTGCAGAAGTATTATACTAAGATGGTCTATAATGATACGATTATTCAGACACAGTATATTCATGTACACCTGACAGACACGGTGTACATGAATGGTCTGCTCGGTAGAACCGCATCCTATACATTCAGTTTTCCTGAATATAACCACTCCATTTCTGCCGGTGTCATGGGTGGATATCGGAGCTTGAGACTAATGGCTGCATTCAGGCATAAAAGATTCGAATTTATGGGTGACTATAACCTGATTGATAAGTCTTTTAATCTCGGTGCTAAATATTATTTGTTCAAATGGTAATAACTGGTATTATAGAGGGGGGTGTTTACTGTCGTGACATGGGAGATGTTGTGATTTCCAATTTAACGGGTAGTATTACGGTAAAATACCGAATTTCCGGATACGGCATAGCTGCTGCAACATTTGAAGAGGTATATTTCCCTGACTCGTCCGGCAGTGTCACAATCAATGGTCTTGGTGAGGTAGCTTTAGATTATTTCCCTGATCAGGATATTAAGATAGTGCATACAACTACAAATCATACAATAGTTAAGAATTACTTAAGAATCGACGCAGACGTTTATAATGCATCAGGTAATAAAGAGAAAACATTTTCTCAGTCATTTCATTTTTCAAAATGTCGCACAGCGCTTTCACATAATGATAAATGTTTTCTGAGCCGCTTTTCTTCGCGCATGGTACGTGAGGATCAGCTTGTATGTGTGGCTTATAATTGTTGGGGGCAAACATTGGTATTGGGCATTGCTTATAAATCTGAGGGTGTAGCCCGGTTTCTCAAGGTGAATTTCTTCACAAACAATACGCCGGGTGATTCTATAATTCAATATTTCAGCGTAGCTTCTGTCGTGGAGCGGTTGAATATGGAGTTGAATGCTTCATTTACATCTGATGATATTATATATTATGAAGCTGACTTATATTCGAGTGATACATTGATTGATAAAATTCATTATGATATCGATCGCAAACACTATCCGCAGATAACACATTTTGTTTTTTACAACTGTTTCGGCTTTCCGGAAACATTGTACTTCACCGGTCGAGACGAGCGAACTTCAGAGTTAGAAGCATCGTTCGGATCAGTGATGGGCAACTATCTCAAGATACATACCGACCTGATTACATCGCATACGGCAAACACCGGTTATATCAATGAAACCATCCGCGATTGCGTTGAAGATATGGTACATAGCAATAAGGTGTATCTCTATCAAAAAGATTCCTTGGGTGATCTGATCACAATAACAGGTGTAGAGTTTACAGAATCCAAACCACGTACCGAACCCCTCAATATAAAATTGACCTATCGTGTGGCTGATAAATGCCAGCGCACATTTACCCGTGCAAGATTGCCGGAGAAGATATTTGATAAAACATTCGATTCAACATTTGATTAAGATGAAAATAATAAAAAGAAACCTGGTACTTGATGAACTGGATATCCGCACGAATCCGGATGGCACAAAGCGCATCTTTTCCATCAAGTTCGTTACGGCTAAAGGTAAACTGATTTTTGTACCGCAAGCCTATGCCTGTGGAGCGGGCAAGATGAACAATAAACAGTATCGAGTACGTGGTATACAGCCGTGTGATTGTTCAGGCAATCCGGAATCTCATGTTTACCCCGTCCGTATCGATAACATCATCTCATATAATGCTCAGAGGGTAGTATTCATTGATAATAAGGAGGGCTAAGATGGATATAATTTTCAATAAAGAGGGCACACCCCTCATGATGACAAGTACGTCATTCTTCGGTGAGTCGGTCGGTCGCCCGTCTAACTACGAGGTGAAAAAACGCGATATCCTGTCTCCTTACGATATCAGTCTAACCGAAACGACTGTTTATAAGGATTATCGGGTTATGAACTGGGGCAAAGGGAATGACTTTCCTTTAAAAGCCGGCAAACAGATCAGCACGACTTCCGTTCTGAATACCGGTCTTAAATTTCTTCGTTCCCTGACGGTCGGTCAAGGCATTTATCCCTGTAAAGTGGTCGGATGGGATGAGAAAGGCAATGAGCAGCTTGAACCGGTTAACGATCCGAAGATTAGCCAGTTCGTTAATTCGCGAATGGTTCGCCGGTATCTTGAGAAAGTCAGCCGGGATTATTTCAAATACGGCAACGGAGCGGTACAGATGCTTCCTAATATGTCTGGAAACGAAATAGTAGGTCTCAATGCTCTCAATGCTCTATTCTATCGTTATACATTGCCTGACTCATGGGGTGCTTGCAAGTGCATTGTTTCAGGCAATTGGCCATCGACTCCGGGAACTTCCGATGTCGATAATGTTCAGGTACTTGATTGCCTGATGGACTACGATCCGGATTTACATATCGAATGGATGAAGTTGGCCGGCAAGATGAATAAGCCATTTGTATTCCCAGTTCGAGACTCATGGTCAAATAATGACTACTACGGTGAACCGATATGGTTGCCGTCTTACATCCTCGGATGGGTGGATATCGCTCACATGGTACCGATGTTCCTGAAGAAAGCCTACAAGAATCAAATCACGTGGAAATGGCACGTGCAGATACCGTACAGCTATTGGGAAAAGAAGTTTCCGCCGAATGACTATCAAGACCCGGATGCCCGCAAAAAGGCTATTAATGACTACATGAATAAGATTGAAGATAATCTGTGTGGGCTTGAGAATGCGGAGAAGCCTTTGTTCACCAACTATGCCATCAACGAAGCGAACGGCAAAATTGAAGAGGAATGGAAGATTACTGCACTGGATAATAAGTACAAGGGCGGCGAAAACCTTGTGACTTCGGCAGCCGCCAACTCAGAGATTCTTTTCTCCCTGATGGTCAATCCGAACGTATTCGGTGCCGGTATGCCGGGCGGATCATACGCTGGCAATCAGGGCGGGTCAAATATTCGCGAAGCATTTCTGGTCAATATTGCCAACGCTTGGATTGACCGGCAGAATTTACTTGATCCTATCCTGTTAATGCTTCGTAGCAATGGGGTGAAAGACATAGAACTGAGATTCCGTAACACAATACTAACCACACTGGACACTGGTGCCGGTACACAAAAAACATTGAGCTAATGATATTTTCAGCAAATAAATGGGAGGATTCGGATGAACTCAAGAAGTTCATACCGGTGTCAGCAGCGCTTTCGTTCGAAAAAGTCGAATCATCATTAAATGATGCATTCAGTTTGTTTATTGTCCCCCTTTTCGGTGACAAGCTGGCGAAGAGGTTTCAACGTATCTATGATGAACCGGCGACTGATCAGGCTGACCGTCTACTGTTAGAAGAATGCCAGCGGGCAATTGCGAATCTCGCTTTCTGGTACAATTATACGGAGTTAAACATACGTATAACAGATCAGGGCTTTCAGCGTCAGGAAGCCGAGAACTTCAAGTCAACTTATAAATATCAAGAAGATCAGTTGCGTGCAGCGTTTAAAAATAAAGGCTTCAATGCGATTGATCGCATGATTGACTTCCTTGATAAGCATCAAGAAGATTTTCCTGAATATGCTGAGTCGCCTGCTTATGCATATCGTGCAAAGGCCATTGTTCGTACTACATCCGAAGTCGATGAGATTTATTTTATCAATAACTCTCATCTGATATTCTTGCGCCTGAAGCCTTTCTTCAAGATTGTTGAAGAAACGGTTCTACAGCCGGTTTTAGGTATAGATTTATATAATACCCTGCTCAGTTCAATCGAAAAAGGTGATAAGGATTTAGGTACTACAACCGTCGAGGAGTTGCGCATCAGGTGTGCGCAGTTTGTCATACTCAAGGCTGTGGCCATGTTGATACGTTCTACCGGTTCATTGACTGATAGAGGGTTGTATTTCAAACAATTGGTCCCTGATAAAAATGGCAATGAATATCAGCAACCGGTGGAGCTGGAGCAAGCGATCACGATGGCTGCCAACGTAGAACTTACTGCCAAGTCTTACCATGATCTGTTGCTGACGTTCGTAGAACAAAAACTACCGGATTTTTTCAAGGGTCGCCAGTCACGGGTGTTTGATCGAGACAATGATCATAAAAAAAGCGTTTGGTTATGAGAAATGTCGAGATCAAATATAAAAAGTGGTACGGATGGAGAAGCGTGAAGCTACTTATACCGTCAAGCTATTCAGAGATGTCCCCGGTTCAATTCCTCGCGTCAATCCGCTTGTCTAAGGAGTGGATTGATGAAGTTACCTTTTTCATTCAATTCTTCGGGATCAATAAAAAGCTGCTTCATAAGCTTGATTCGTACAGTTTGTACAAACTGGCGGAGTTAATGGACTTCTTGCGAGATACCCGTTCACCCTATCAGGATTTTTATCTAAAGTCGTTACCGGGCAAACTTCATGCTCCACAGGCGAAGCTTCGCGGTGTCTGCTTTCAGCAGTTTATGACGGCAGATACTTTTTTCTCTTGGTATGCCAGTACGGATAAAGTAGAATATTTGGATCGCTTTGTGGCATCATTATATCTAAAAGACAATGAATCGTACATACCGGAGAAAGGTGAAAAAGCACTTGACTTAGAAGAGCGGGTGAAAGCTGTCTCTAAACTTCCTTTTGATCTCAAGTATTCCATTCTGATTAACTGGGCACTCATCAAATCTTGGTTAGGGCGTTCATTCATACACCTGTTCCCGCCGGCAGAACCGGTCGCAAACAGCCAAGGTGACAAGGTTAAGTCGAACCCGGCAAACTGGCTATCTATCTTTGATCAGTTTGTCGGTGATAACATTGCGGATATTCAATCATACAAGGCTCTTCCTTGTATGGATGCCTTTCGACTACTCAATAAACGAATTAAGGAGGCTAAGAAACGATGAACACTTTTGAAGAATATTTAGAAGAATTGAGCCGGCAACATCCAGTGGTCCGGCATGAAGAAAAAGGCAAATGCCATTTTTCTTCATTGGCAGATAACAGTCAGACAAAATTTGCACTGAAGATGCACTATCCCTGTGTTGTCGTTGACTCCGGTGATTTCTCCTTTGCCGGTGGTGTTGGTAATGTACTAATCAATACCGAGTTCTCAGTCATGTTTCTGGATCATGTGAAAGATACCGGGAATAACAAAGAGATCACGGACGTATTCAATCAAATGAAGAGGGTTCTGCTTGATTTTGCACGGAAGTTCAGTAGAGACAAGCGGGCGATGAAATATAAATTCCTCAACCGCTTCACACTGATCGGAAGCGAGGGACACCGGATTTATCTGCAAGATTCTGGACTGTATGGATATGTATTATTCTTCAATGCCGATGATTCTTTCAATGATGTGAATTGTGATAATGTATTTAATGATTAAAAACATAGATTATGTCTAAAACGTATGCAGAACTATTAGAGATTGCTGAGCAGATCAGGGTAAATGAGCTGCCGGAGTCTAACACTCATGACCTTGTAGGCGGTCTGATGAGTGATTTAATCGAATGCTTAAAGTTTGATTCGGGTGTTTCCGATGAGCAAATGAAAGCATTCGAAAAAATGGTAACTGATGAAGTCAACACTCGCAAAAATGCGGATGACGTTCTCACTAAATTAATAGCCGAGCTTAAATTAAGAGCCGACAAGGTAGATAAAAATGTAGATACTGCTACTAAGTCCATAGAGAAATTAACTATTGACAAGGCAGATGCATCCGATATCGGCAAGAATGGTGGGATAGCCCCTCTTGATGATAACGGGCTTGTCCCTGAAAAACACCTGTCTCAGATATTGATACCTGTAACTTATGATCAAATAGATTCAGCTATTACTTCCGGTGTATATTCCGTATTTGATTCAGATGCACTACTTAAAGATATAATGCTTGTCTCTTCGTTTGGAGAGGGTGATACTACGATTCAGCTCCTACTTTCGTCTAAGCCGGGTTCGCAAGTCGGACAGGGTATACGTTTTCGTATCAATGATGGGACAGGATGGGGTGAATGGAGTAAACTCAATCAGACCTTTGAGGATGCGACAGACAACGGTTATAAGGGCACAAAAGAAGATTTCTACAAGAACCTGTCAAAAATAGACATATTGCACTTCTTCAACTCCGTCCGCTATGATGATATTGATTCTGTCATTAACAGTGGCTATTATATCGTATCCGATACCGACACTTATTCAAGTGATATCTTGTTTGTCAGCCGATACGGTGAAGATGATACTGTAACTCAGATTTCCCTGTCTACTATGTTCACCGATGGTATGTTGAAACAGCGTAAAATGCTCGGTGAAAAGTGGAGTGAGTGGGAAGAGATTAGCGGTGGTACCGGTTCTGGCGCTGGATTCTACAACGTAACGCAACTCCATCCGTTGAATGCCGGCTATTATTACACGAAAGAAACTGCCGTCGCTACGGTTGCCGGTGCGAAAATCAAAGCCGAGCTGAAGCCCGGCATGATCATCACCTATGAAGAGTCTGCCGGCAAATGGGTTGACTTCCGTTTTGAGTCAAACGATATCGCGGCATTCAACCAGCCGGCCGCATGGAATGAGTACGGAGGTGCCGGAGCTGTGAAACAAATCACCTTTAATGGCGAGAAGCACACTCCTGATGAAAGTGGCGGCGTATCTATCAATATCGAAGTTCCTCAGGTCGATGAGAGCTTGGATGCCAATTCCACGAATGCCATACAAAATGCCGCCGTCTCAGCAAAATTCGGTGAGGTAGAAGCCAACACTGTTTTTACACTCGATTCCGAAGTGGATGAAGATAGCAATACCGTTAAGCTGAGCCTTAAAAACAAGTCCGGTGCTGAAATTGCCAGTACGGAATTTCAGGGCGGTACCGGCGGTGGCGGTGGCGAGACCGGTACCGCTACGAAGATCGTGCTGAATGCTTCCGTAGACAACAGCATAATCAAAGAGGGCGGTTCTTCACTTCTTACCTATTATTACGATCACCAGTACACCACCGGCGACGACAAAGGTATGTCCACCGGCCAGAAAGCCACGCTGACCATACAGATGCTTCGCGGTGCTCAAACCGTTTATACGGAAACCATCAACGATGTATCTAAGGGCACGTACACTCTTGATCTAAGTAAATATTTGCTTTTAGGCACAACCGATATCTATGTCAAGGCAACGACGACTGACCCGGAGGGTAAGAAGCAGACCAAGCAGGCATATACTTCTGTCAAGGTTATAACCTTGTCATTGAGTTCCACCTATAACATCGCTTCCCCTGTTGGCGGCTATGCAGCCGGTGCAACCGCTACCATCCCGTTCACTGTCTCCGGTACCGGCAACAAGGTTGTCATGCTGTATGTGGACGGCGTTCAGAAAGACTCCAAGGCAATCACCAAGTCCGGACAGACAAACAGCAGCTTCAGTCTTTCCATGTCCGACCTTTTACCCGGCCGGCATACCGTGCAGATGGTCGCCGAGATGGAAGCTTCTGACGAGTTGACCATCCGTTCCGAAAGTATCTATATGGATATCTTCAAAGAGGGTTCTTCATCCCCCAGTATCGGTATGATGCACCGCTTTCAGGACGGTCGCATCTTTACGGATGATCATTTGACACCCTGCCTTGAGGTCGGTCAATATGAAAAATTGCAATTCGATTTCGTCGTTTACGATCCGGACAGGACCCCTGCCGAGATGCTTGTCTTTAATGGCGACTTAAAAACGCAGACGGTTAGCGTTCCGCGCACCGTGCAGACCTATACGAACCGTTTCATCGAGCAGGGTCTTTATGAAATGCGATTTGTATCCGGTGCAACTGAATACAACTTCTTGGTAGACGTAACGAAGTCCTCTATTGACATCGAAGAGATTCAGGCAGACCTTGACCTGAAACTTTCGGCTGCCGGTCGAAGCAATACAGAAGAGAACCCGGCAACGTGGACCCATGACGAGGTAACTACCAAGTTCACCGGCTTCGACTGGAACAGTAACGGGTGGACCGGTGATTCATTGTTACTCACCAATGGCGCCACCATTGAAATCCAGAAACAGCCATTCTCAGATGATGCCGTTTCTCATGGGGGTACTTATGAGTTTGAATTAAAGTGTAGTAACATCACTGACCGCAAAGGGGTAGTTGTATCTTGTATGTCCGGCGGAATAGGTTTTCAGATGACCGCTCAGGAAGCCATGATTGCCGCGTCCGGCGGAAGCTCTGTAAACACGCCTTTTGCTTCCGGCATGAATTACAAAATCGCATTCATTGTCGGCAAGAAGTCAGGACACCGTTTGATGGAATTGTACGTCAACGGTATCCGTTGCGGTGCGAAACAGTATTCACAGACGGAGAGCATGAAGCAGGAAGCACCGGTTAATATTACTGTATCTTCTGATGCAGCCGATGTCGAGTTACGCAATATGCGCATTTATCGCCGTGGTTTGACCGATGATGAAGAGTTGACAAATTACATGGTAGACCGACCCACCTCGGATGAAATGGTTACGTTATTCCAGAAGAATGACGTTATGAATGACGACGGGTCTGACGTGGATATCGAAAAACTTCGCGCTCAGGGCAAATCAGTCATGCGCATTGTCGGTGATGTTAACCTTGTAAATGCTACCAACAACAAGAAATTTGAAGTCGTTGCCGATGTCTACTTTTATAGTAAATACGGCAAAGAGTATGACTTCATTCTTCGGAATGCCGGACTTCGCATACAGGGAACTTCCTCGACGACTTATCCTCGCAAGAACTACCGCATCTACTTCTTACGTTCTGAGAAGTATGGTACGACATTAGAGGTGAACGGCGTCGATGTTCCAGACTTGACATATTCGTTCAAGCCGGGTGCAAAACCTGTAAGCATCTTCTGTCTTAAAGCAGACTTTAGCGACTCATCAAGTACGCACAATACCGGTGCCGTTCGTCTGATCAACGACGTATGGAAGAAGTGCGGCTGGTTGACTCCACCTCAGGTTGTTGATTCTTCCGTCCGTATCGGCGTCGATGGTGATCCGATTGACTGTTTCTATGACAACGATGACACAGGGGTGAACATCTACCTTGGCAAATACAATTTCAACAATGAAAAAAGTGATTCCCATCATGTTTACGGCTTTGAGGGGATAGCAGGTTTCAATGATACGGAAGCTCTTAACGGTCAGCGCAACAAATGTATCTGCCTTGAGTTCTTGAATAACTCACACCCGCTATGCTTATTCGGTAAAGCCAATATTACCGAAGAAGAGTTCGGAGACGGTCTTGAGTTCCGTTTTAAGGCGGACAAGACTTGGGCCGATGCCGATGAAGAAGATAAGGCTGCGGTACAAAGGTTGTGGGCATGGATATACAGTTGCAAGGGTAATCCTACCAAGTTCCTGAACGAGTATAAGGATTACTTCGGCAACGACAGCCCGTTCGCCTGGTATCTGATTACAGATTACCTGATGGCGGTTGATAACCGTGCGAAAAACATGATGTTGGCGACATGGGACGGCAAGATCTGGTATTTCCTCCCTTATGACCTCGATACCATCTTGGGCGGTCGTAACGATTCAGTGCTGAAGTATGACTATACCATTACACATGATTCCTTTGATGACAGTATCGGCTCCTATGCTTTTGCCGGCCATGACAGTATCCTGTGGGATTTGGTGCGTGGTTGTCCCAGTAAACTTCGTGAAGTTGCCGGAACACTTCGTAGCAACATGAGTACTGAGGATGTACTTGATATGTTCAACAATCAGATGATGGGCAACTGGTGTGAGAGAATCTATAACAAGGACGGGGAATACAAGTATATCAAGCCGTTGACCGAGGGTGTCACCACTACTGAGGGAACAAAGTACTATGATTACCTGTACGCACTGCAAGGCAGCCGATATGCTCACCGAACTTTCACGATCCAAAACCGTTTCGCTCTGTTGGATAGTCAATATCTTGCCGGTACATACCGACAAGACTCATTCCCAGTATATTTCGGTTACAAGTTCTCAGCCGATCACCGAAAAGTTAAAATAACGTCCAGTGAGCGTTACTATTTCGGCTACGGCTATACAAGTGGTGACCCGAAGCAATCAGGCGTATTGGCAGAAGATGCCGGCAGTGTTGTTGAGTTGACGTTCGATACCGATCTCATCGTTAACGACCCGCAATATTTCTATGGTGCAAGTCGAATGTTGGGGCTTGACTTGACAGGTGTCAGCCATGCCATTGTCGGTACACTCAATCTAAGCAACTGTGCTTCATTGCGTAAGCTGGATATTAGCTGCAAGGCAACGCAGAAAACAATGAATGCACTTCTGGTTGACAAGTGTAAGAATCTTCGCGAATTGAATCTTACCGGCTTACAGAGTGAGAATTTCACCTCTGTTGATTTATCTTCTAACTCCAAGCTTGAGAGTTTCCGTGCCGGCAAGACAGCATTCACCGGAGTATCCTTTGCGCCCGGTTCTCCGTTGTCCGTAGCCGTTCTTCCGTCGACTCTTCAGACGCTTGAGTTACGTTACCTGAACAAGCTGTCAAATGACAATCTGACCTTGGAGGGCACGTCTAATATTAACCGTTTTGTCGTCGATAGCTGTGCGCTGATCGACTGGCAAAGATTGCTCGCAGCGTGCCCGGCTGTTAAATATCTCCGAATCACCGGCATTGACATGGAGGGTGACGGCACCTTGCTTCGTAACCTCATGTCTATGGGCGGTGTGGATGAGAATGGCGGTAACGTCTCTTCCTGTCGTTTAGTCGGTACTTATCGCCTGACGCGCTCGATGAGTGACGAAGAATACGCGGCTGTCGTTGCCCATTTCCCCGAGCTGGTCATTATCCAGCCTAAATATACGATGATCGAGTCCGACGACAGCATTTCCGATGACGCAAACATCAGCAACTTGGATAACCTGACCGGTTACAAGTACGGTAACGACTATCAACCTAACGGGCACATCACCAAAATATTGAACCAGCGTTTCCGTTGCCTTGGCAAACAGGCGCAAAATGGAGTGATGACTATATACCCCCTGCATAACGATAATTCCAATTACTATGCGGACTCTGAGGTCTTGACCTCCTGTACCCCTGCAAAACTGGATGGAAGTGAGGGTGATGCCTTTGTCTATGAACCCCATTATTGGTATAAGGGCATAAATGATTATCTGAACAAAAAGCATTATTCCTGTTTCAGCAGCAACGAAACAATGCCGGATGTTCCTGTTTGCGATATCATTACATTGCAGGATATACAGGATTCGGGTGATTACAAGAAAGGCTATAAACTGATGTCCGGCAAAGGCACATTGGACCTGTCTTATTCAGCCGATGCCGGTTATGCCGTTTGCCGTGTTAATGTCGAGCATCGCAAACGAGTCCGTTTTCCGACCGTCCCCGGTTCTAACCTCGTCTGTTCGCTGTTTACCGGAAGCGATGATGTGATTCTTAACACCATGCTTGTCGATCCGCTTGATTCCAGATTCACGGAGGGGATGTACCTGATTGCCGATGTACCTGAGGGTGCTATATGGATAAACTTCACCATCCTGCAATCGGCCGAGTTTGACCGTGTTGTATTGTCAGACAGTGATAAAATCGAAGATATGGAACCGGACTGGGTAGAACACGTTCCCTGCCTGACCGGACTGTTCAAGAGCTCCATCGTTGACAGCAAGCTTCGTTCCTGCATCACCGGTGGTACCAGTGCTGCTAACCTGACATGGACGGATTTCAATTATTACAGCAATCAGCGGCTTATGCAGCAGATTGACTATGAGATGCACAAAGACATAGCGAACCTCTTCTATGCCAAATACGGTCGCCGTGACAGCCAGTCACAGTGCGGCTACGGGCAGGATACTTATAACCGGACAACCGGCGTTACTGCCGTTATCGGTATGCAAGACACGGTTAATCCTGAGAATAAGAAAACGCTTGCCTGGTATAAGACAACCAATTCCGACGGTGAAGTGACTTATGTTCAGATCAATTCATCCAACTGTCTGGGATATGAGGATATCTATGGTGGCAAATATGAGATGATGGATAAGGTTTCTTTGCCTAATACCCCGTCTGCTGAAGTTTATAAGTGGTATATCGAGATGCCTGATGGCACAATCCGAAAAGTCAAGGGCGCGTCTTTTTCCGGTATGTGGATAACGGCTGTGGCTCACGGAAAATATATGGATGTAATTCCCGTCGGCAACAAATCCGGCAGTGATTCCACGTATTATTGTGATATCTTTTATATCAGCAGTGCAGCCGGCCGTGTGGTTTTTCGCTCGTGCAGCAGTGCGGGTGCGAGTGGCGGTATGTC